CGCCCGTCATTCGTCGCCTGGACATCTCCTTCTGGTTCTGGTTTCAGCGTTGTGTTGTTTACCGCCTTTCCGGAATCTGTTTCCATTAATCTGCAGTTCATGTCGACTTCACAGATTTTGTTGAGTGTCAGCCGATCCTCTTCATAATCGGTCGCAGGTGAAGGAAATCCCATCAGAACACCCTCCCCATGTTACGAAGTATCCAGTACCGGTTCTCGCTGAAATCCGGCGTCTTATCGCAGAAGTCCGTCTGGTTACGCTCAATCCACAGGTTGGCTTCCGCATGGCTGAAGTGCCAGCTGGCTTTCCTCAGCTCACGGATAAAGTCATCAGTGTGCAGATACCGGTATCCCTTCTGGCTTAGCTGAACAGCGGATACGAAAGCGGCATTGATGTCTGGTTTACGAGGCAGGATTCCCTCCGATGATCTACTGTATTCATATACAGCATCGTCAATGTTGAGGGTCGATCAAGTAGTTGTCTGGTGTTAAACTTCTTGCCTCTCAGAATTCACTGATTTTTATAATGTTAAAGTTATTCGCTAAGTACACATCGATAGGGATTATCAACACGCTCATACACTGGGTTGTGTTCGCCATTTGCATCTACGCATTCCATACAGGTCAGGCGCTTGGTAACTTCGCCGGATTCGTCGTGGCAGTGTCATTCAGCTTTTTTGCAAACGCCAGGTTCACGTTCAAGTCTTCCACCACAACCATGCGTTACATGCTTTACGTCGGGTTCATGGGCTCACTTAGCGCGATTGTTGGATGGTGCGCTGATAAGTCTGGCATGGCTCCGATCGTAACTCTCATTCTTTTCTCCGCCATCAGTTTGGTGTGCGGCTTTTTCTATTCAAAGTTCATTGTCTTTAAGGATGCGAAATGAAAATTTCTCTGGTCGTTCCCGTCTTCAACGAAGAAGACGCGATACCTATTTTTTATAAAACGGTTCGGGAATTCGACGGTCTTCAACAGCATGAAGTTGAGATAGTCTTCATAAATGACGGTAGCAAAGATGCTACAGAGTCGATAATTAATGCGATTGCTGTTGCAGACCCACTTGTAGTTCCGCTGTCATTCACAAGAAACTTCGGTAAAGAGCCCGCTCTGTTCGCTGGACTTGACCACGCGACCGGTGAAGCGATTATCCCGATCGACGTAGACTTGCAGGACCCTATCGAAGTCATTCCTCACCTGATAGAGAAATGGCAGGCCGGGGCTGATATGGTTCTGGCTAAACGCTCTGATCGCTCAACAGATGGCCGACTGAAGCGCAAGACAGCTGAGTGGTTCTATAAGCTGCACAACAAGATCAGCAATCCGAAGATTGAAGAAAACGTTGGTGACTTCCGTCTCATGTCTCGTGAGGTTGTAGAAAATATTAAGCTTTTACCTGAGCGTAACCTTTTCATGAAAGGTGTCTTGTCATGGGTTGGTGGCCGCACTGATGTAGTCGAGTACGCCCGTGCCGAGCGTGTTGCAGGCACCACGAAGTTTAACGGCTGGAAGTTGTGGAACCTAGCACTTGAAGGGATAACGAGCTTTTCAACCTTCCCTCTCCGCATGTGGACTTACATTGGTCTCTTTGTTGCAGGTGCTGCCTTCCTTTATGGTGCATGGATGATATTTGACACTCTAGTTTTTGGGAATGCTGTTCGAGGGTATCCTTCTATGCTTGTCTCAATTCTTTTTCTTGGCGGCATTCAGCTGATTGGGATTGGAGTGCTTGGTGAATATATAGGCAGGATTTATGTTGAGGTTAAAAATAGACCTCGATATGTATTGAAAAGGAAGTGATATGAACCAATTTCAGGACTATTTAAAACGTAATGGGATATATTTGTCTCTGACTTTAGGAGGACTTTATGTTCTGCCTATTATACTGGCAAATTTTTATTACGTTGATGACCTAGCCAGGAGTGTAGCCGGATATGCGAGATGGTCTGATAACGGCAGGCCTCTGGCAGAGTACATAATAAAAGGTATGTCATTTGGCGGCAGAGTTATTGACCTTGCGCCTCTGCCTTTAATACTATCAGTTCTGGTAGTAGTTTTATCTGGCTATTATTACTGCTTTAAGGCTGGTATAGAAGGAAGACTAACTGTAGCAATTACATCCGTCTCGCTACTGATCTCCCCATTTTATCTTCAGAACATTTCTTACCGTTTTGATGTTTTTACTATGTCACTTTCGGTAGCTGCTTGCGTCCTTAGCGCAGCAGTTTTGTTGAACCGAAGTGGTAATGTGTGGCTCATGCTATCAGGCTTGTTAATAGTTGCCTCTCTTAGTCTCTATCAATCGTCTGCAAATATATGCATAGCGATGATCGGGCTTAATGCACTCGTTTCGTATCGAACCTTCCTCTTCAAATCTACAGTTTTAGAATCAGTTCGTTACGCAATAACAATACTAATCGCACTTCTCTTCTATAAATTCTGTATAGCATCCGTTTTTGTCAGCGGTGTTTATAGTGAATCACACGCGGAATCTGCTTCAAGCATAGAATCCGTAATCAAGGCGATAAATGCTTATACGTGGATGTTCAAAGAAACATTTATCGGCAACTATGGCATAGCAATGTCCCTGCTGGCTATCATTCCACTTATAGCTATAGTGTATCGCGCTTCAGCAAAAAAAGACGCTAAATTCATTATTATTTCCTTCCTCTCAATAATATCTATAGTCTTTTCATACATAGGCGTACTTATAGCCTTGCATGATCCGGTTATCTATCCACGTGTTTTAGTTGGATTTTGTGGTATTGTTTTTTCTGGATTTGTTATTACAAGCATTTTTAATAAGAAAATGACGCCCTTTATGCTAATTCCTGTTGCAGCTAGCATTTTGCTATCTTATAGCTATGGTAATGCCCTTAGCTCGCAAAAGGAGAAGGAAGGATTTATTTTCAGCCTTATGGCTAAGGATATAGCGAGTAAGCCAGATATTGAAAGTATACGATTCAATGGAACTTCCAGCATTTCCCCAACAGGATCAAACGCATCTGAGAAAAGCGGCATCATCAAAATAATCATACCCTCATACATTAGAAGCAATTGGATGTTTGGAGCATTTTATCTTCAGAGGTTGGGTGTAAAGGTAGATTTTGATCCTAATGTGAATATAAAAAAAAGCATTGAAGAAGGATGCTCAAAACCTTTTACAAAAAATATGTTTTATACATCACTAGTAATTGACAGGACCATGCTTTTTGACTTTGATAAGTGCGGAGAGAAATAATAAATGAACATAACTAAATCTCAACTATTAGTTATATGTATGGCTTTATCTTTTTTTGTCTATGGATCGGCTGTATTCAATTATACGCCATCAATTGATGGCGAGTTTTTGGATAATTTTCGTCAAACTATAGCGCTTGGAAGGTGGGGGCATGCTCTTTTGCATTTGTGGATATTACCAGAACCATACTCACCATTCTTTTCATTGTTACTATCAGTTATGATAATAGGAGCCTCAACTTTTTTACTTTCAATAATGTTGGGAGGAAATCATTTAAATGTCATATTTTATGCTTGCTTATTATTATCCGTTCCTCAGTTAGCCTATCAAATTCAATTCGCCAATCAAGCGGATACCGTTGCTATAGGAATGTTATCTTCCGTCTCTGCCATTTACATTCTTGATAAGTGGAATGAAAAGACAAGTAAAAATTATTTGCTTTTAGTAAGTGCATTTTTGTTGCTTATTTCTTTGTCAATTTATCAAACATATATAACCTATGCATTCTCAATAGCTTTATCATGCTTACTGAGAAACTTAATACTTTCAAAGCATAATTCTAAACAAATATTAAAACTTGGCTCAGCATATGCCTTAGTGTTTATTGTGGCCATGGTTTTATATTTCGCTTTACAGAAATTTATCGGCTCATATTTTGACATTCCAGATAGATCTTCTGAATACGCAAAACATGTAACACATTGGGGGAAGAGATCTGATGAAGCAATAATAAAAACTATATATGATTTCATCGGTAATTCATTTTTTGGAGGTTTAAGTTATGGCCTTAACTCATTTTGCTTGATAATGATACCCGCGGCCTGGTTGATAGTTAGTTCCTTGAAAGAAGGTTTCAAAAATTTCTTATGGAGTGCATTATTAGTTCTTGCCTTACTAATATCTCCATTTATTTTATTGATTTATTTCGGATCTGTTCAGTATCCAAGAACAATGTTTGCTTTACCCATAGTATTTGCAACAATAACATCCTTAGCATTCCATTCAATTAAATCTAATTTATTTAAATGTGTTATTTCTGCGATATTGTTAACTCTATCTGCGTCAAGCGTGAGCACTCTATTTTACTCAGATGCTGTAATTCGACAGCATGATTATATTTTAATGTCAAAAATATATAACGACATTTCAGAAAACTATCCATCGATTATTAACAAAAATAAAAAAAAGGTATTTTTCTACGGTTCTGTTGAAAATAAATCACCATGGGTTCAAAAAAACTCCGATACTTTTGGTGCGTCTTTTTTCTCTTGGGATGGTGGTAATAACCTTAGGATTCGTGCTTTGTTTGATTACTACGGATTAGCCAGATTTAACACAGCCCAAAAAAGTGAAGTAATTTCATTTGAAGATGAAATTAAAAAAATGAATGTATTCCCTAGCCATGGATATATTAAAGAGATAAATGGCATTATAATAATACGTTTAGGAGATAAAATAGGATTGAGATAGCCCCGCGTCAAGCGGGGGCTTTGCTCAGGGTGAAAGGACAACATCAAATGTCATGGATGACGTTGATGGCGTTATCGAAACACCAGCTATTGAGTATGCATTTATACCAAGTGTTTTGCTTGATGTAGTTGCAATGACAAATTGGTTTGCAGTTCTGGAAATAATTCGCGCTGTCAGTGCTGCATCCTGTGTTACATGTGAGGCAAAAACAATTGTTATTGCGCTTGCAGCAGGACTGACTGTTGAAAGAATGCCGTAGGTATCGTTGCTGATTACTGCTGTTCCTGATGTTATCGTAACTGTAGCTCTTCTAGTCCAGTCAACCGTCATGTCTGTAACATTAGAAAGCCCAGAGAACATCGGCCTTGATGTTTTGATATTTTTAACAGAGATGTTTGAACATGCTCCGTTAAAAGATATAAATGGCGTTAAGGCAGTACTCCCATTATCCTCTATAACACCAACTATACCATCAATAACAACGTTGGTAGTTCCTGATTCGATATAGATGGGCCGCCCTGATCTGGCAACCTTTGTAACACAATTAGTTACCAAGCCATTTCTTCCAGCCAAATCAAAAGCAACACAGTCTTGATAATTAAGTGTTCCATCCTGCACTTTTGGCATCACTTCAATATACATATCATGATACACGAATCCGCTGCAATAGTAGGCAGAGTCGGTACCCTGACTTATCGCTCGGACTGTCGCCCCATCCTGATACTTCAAGATGTTCAGTGCCCCATTTCCAATCACATTATTTAGTATGTTGCCATTTTGTACGTTATACCCGATTCCACCATTAGCACCGTCTATGATGAAATCATGCAGTAGAGTCCTATTTGACTTCCTAAAAACTACGCCAGGAAAGTTTCTGTCATCCTTGTTTACATACTTTCCAAATATCCTTGTGGCAATTAGGTTTTGGCATCCATCATAGCCTCCGTCAGTTCTATCTAGACGAGACACATACATTACATGCCGCCCATTGTTTCCTGATCCAACGCTTAAATTAACACCATCCACAAAAGTGTTCTCAGCGTTCTCAAGTAACGCGCCGTAACCGCCAGCTGCAAGTGCTGGATGGTATACCGTATTTGATGTCAGAATATTGCTTAGAAAGGCATTAGTAGTCTGAATTGCTTCAACCGCCCCGCTGAACGTATCGACAGTCATACCATTAATTTTGGCATTATCTACTTGCTTCAATAAAAGCGCGTACCCCGGAGAGCCTCCAGCAGTAATGGCACCAGAAGATGTATAATTATGAAGAGTAACCCCATTGGCAGAGTGAGTTTCAGCATTGGCTGACATACCGTAAGTTACGCTTCCGGATGTTGAAGCTTCCCCCCCTTCCATTGATGCTTTGATTGTCCGCAAGAGCAACTGTGCTTAATACGCTCACATCAGAGGCTATCTCAACGTCCTGACCATTGGCAAGAACTGCTGAAACTGAATCGCCATAACCACTAGGCCTGCGGTCGATAGCATTGAGATCTGAGGATAATAGCCCGCGATGACTAGTACCTATTTGTGCTGAACCACTCGCTGAAGCAAGCAGTGCCCTGAGTGTAGAATCCCCGACACTTATCCACGCCCCAGCCCCTACACCTCCAGTTGAGTCAGGGGTTGAATCTACTGGAACTGTTTTTGGCAACGCCCCATCCCATCGGTAATATTCCCCGTCAGTTGTGTCTTTAAGGATTTGGTTAGGCAGCGTTAACGTTGCGCCAGCCTGAAATGTGCCTACAGGTATCCATCCATAGTGCGCAATTGCCTGCTGTGCCAGCCAGCGCAAACCTCGATGGTGTAATGCTCATTCCCGAACCGGTCGACATAAGTGTTTACCAGTGAGGTAACGAACTCGTCAATTTTCCCCGCATTAAACTTCAGATCGCGAGGAGAATCACTCGGAACAGGCAGGTTAGTTGGTGTAGTAGCCATATTTTTTCCATAAAAAAACCCGGCGCAATGGCCGGGTTGTAGTGGATGGGGAAAAGTTACTGGTAGATAAGGTCGCTGTACTCTGCGAGGGTTAGTATGGTGTTACCTTTACCATCTGGTTGTTTTCCGGTGATAGTCCACTGGCCATAATCCAGTCCTTCGGAGGTTGCTATCACGTACCGCGATGGCGACTGAACATCATAGCCGTCGAAAATGTTCAGGGTGATGTTCGGCACTGCCGCAGTAAATCCGAATGATGTGTCGCTGCGCTGAGTTGCCTGGTAGCGTGCTGTGGGATTGCCAAGTGAATCGGTTACCACCACAAACATGCTGCCGGAGAATTCAATGCGCTCGCTGGTATCAAAATTGTTCCCGTTGCGCGCCGTGATATACCCTGCCTGCTGGTTCGTGTCGTAGGTGTCAGGCACCTGTACCATCTGGCCTACGTTGACCCACTCGCCGTCTGCCAGGGCCGTTACAGACGCTGTCATGCGGGAGTAAATCAGGCGCTTGTACTCCCTTAGTGCGCGCTCAGTGGCCTGGTAAGTATCACGGATATACATTAGCTCGAATTTCTTTGGTTTAACCGGTGATCCAGAAACTATGGCGCCGCCAGTAATGCGATAACGGATAAAGTCCTGCTTGTTTGTTGTGGGGTTTCGATACTGGAGCTCAACGCCGTCAAAACCGCCTGGAAGCGTCATGTCATAGCTAACAGAGTATCCCGTTTCGACTGTATTGCTCCGGTTAAAAATCGTGGCCGGTGTGGTCTGTTTTTTGTCTCTGGTGAAAAAGAGAACTCCGTCATCCCAAAACACCCGCACACTAGCCGCATCACATATCATCTCCATGCGCGCGCCTAGCGATACGTCCTCGTCATCAAACGTGAAATCAAACTGACCAAGTCGTGGATCGATAGCATCGATTTCATTCTGAATCTTATAGAGCCCATAGATATCGATAGTGTTTGTCGGTTGATTGCCGCGGATAAGCCAGTTATGAAGTGCGGCATCGGC